CCAAAGGTCTGTCCCGAAGCTGAGAACACATTTCTAATAGTACTAAATGAGTTGTGTCCTTTCGTAATCACTCCGTGCATGATATTGTTTGGAGTGTTGAATCCACTAATTGTGGTACCCTCAATTACTGAATACTTAGTCGAGTACCAGACATGTCCGCCGCCGCTCGCCAGCCGGCTGAATCCAGAAATGGTATTATTAACTGAACTTACATACTCATGGTTCGCCGAATTGGCGAACATCGCCAGTCCGCCCCAGTTGGCGAAATTAGTCTGACTAGAATTCAATCCATTGAAGTTCTGGAACGTGCACTCGTAATAATTACAACGATTACCGAAGCTATTAACGTGATAGTAGTCGTTAGCTGGAGTAAACGAAGGCGGCGACCCGTTAAACACAATTCCATTCATCGACACGCCTGGACCCGTAGCATTGATATACATATTGGTGCCTGCCCAGACACCCGTATAATCAATCGTGACTCCTGCTCCAGTATAATTATACCACACTTTCGCCCGATTAGTTAGATCTAGTACTGTGGTAAGTGAATTAAACGCATAAGTCCCGCTCATGAAACATAACTGTTTACCTGAACTCGACAGCGCCGCAAACCCAGCTAGTGTCTTAACCGGCGTAGCATAAGCGCCATTATTAGTATCAAGTCCATTCGTGGCATCAATATAAAGGAACTTAGTAACATCCGTATGGTCAGCTACAGTCAGTGTAAACGTTACGTTAACCTGACCTGTCGGATCAGCCGATCCAGCAGTTCTACCATAATCCTGGGTAGTTACCTGAATAGTAATCTGATAAGTTCCAATTACCGGATTTGCCCAGTTAAATACTCCGTAACTTCCACTACCAAAGGTCTGACCAATATTCATACCCGTAGGTATGGTGGACGAACCATTAACTGCAGTAATCACATATTGGAATGGCCAGGATCCACCCTGAATAGTAATTGGCAGGCGATAATTAATCCCATTAGGCGCTAACCTGCAACGTTCCCAGGAGGATGTTTCAGTATCTGGCCGCGGGTTAACGACAACGGGCGGCATCACACTCGGTACATAGTGACCTGTAGCTAACTGGAAGTTAAGCGGCTGCCCCACAATAATAGGTAAGTGTACCCCTCCATTATAACTATTAGCATCTAACACAGCAATAAACAGATCATCTGTTTCGTTAACTGTAGGTGTACTTGCTAGTGTACATGAAGTCGGGCTTAGTGTCGTTACGCTCCAAGTATTATTACAAGGTGTCGCATTGACTCCTTGCCCAGTAGACGATGAAGCCAGATAGAATCTATAAGGCGGTGTGCCGCCTGTTGCACTAATCACCTGACTATACGCCGACCCGTTAACAGCAGAGGGTAAACTACTCTGCGTAATAACTGGCGTAGAGGTTGGATTAATCGTGTACTGTGTGGCTACAGGAACAGCCGTTCCTACCGTAGAGCCGCCCGGCATTACTTGAAAATAACCCGTAGCTCCATCAGCAAACGTACCCTGATTAAACCTACTAATTACAATCTGACCATCAGCCCACGCTGTAATGTAAGGTTGAGGTTCAAATATCGTCGAGGCAGCATAAGTAGGTTGATCGGTAAAGTAAACAACCGGACACTGTCCTGATTGAGTATCCCAATCAACATACCCATTCTGCATGTGAACGAAGTTATTAATTCCACGATCACGATGATATACTGACCCATAAGATACATTACGATACAAACTTGATGCAGCAGGATTATCTGTCCTGCCTACATAGTTCAGTACCAATACGCCGTCGTCCCAAATGCGTAAGTAACCTGGAGTCACTGTTTGAGATAGTGTCCAACACTTTTCAATTCGACGGCGTTTCCACCTACCCTGAACAACACCCTGTGCAGTAGGTGCCGAGGGCATGTTAAGGCGGGAGCTGGTAGCGTATCCAGTTCCACTACCATGTCCGGCGGCATCTGGAGGACCCTGCATCTGACTAATCGGGTTCATCGACCAGCCACGTGTCATAATAAAGGTGTTGGCGGCGTTGGTTTGACCCCTTACGCTAAACGGTACACTCAATCCACCTGTGGTTAAACTACCACTGTTAGCTGTATAGGTACCCCAAGTTGATGCATTAATCGGTGAGCCGGCGAATTGACCTGCGTACAGATCCGCTAACCAAGCGCCCGGCGAACCTCTAAGGTTCTGAACTGCCAAAATACCACTATTAGTGGTCTGGTTGAGATTAGCGAATGAGCCGCCGGCAGCATTCTTAATCCAAATAAAGTCCCTTGACGTCCCAGCTAGTGGATGTGTCGTTGCTGCTGACGACAACGTAATCGTACAAGGATTTGTCGCACTCGCCGCACTAATTACCAAAGGAGTATTGTTATAAGCACTAAACGATGTAGTATCTAGTGCCAGTGTAATCAACCACGCCCCAAATCCACCACTCACCGCAGTAACTTGAGCACTCAACCCATTAATCTGGGTCATCCCCTCCGCACCAAACATACACATAATATCACCCACACCCACAGGTGCAGTTGATATATTAACCGGACAAGTAACTACACACGGATTAGCCCGGGTAATGTTACTAATCGGAAATACTGTAATCGGTCCTGGCTCAAAATAATCATATTCATTAGAGCCAAAGATCGCTTGCGTATCCCCATCAGCATAGGTTTTAGTATTATTATCTGTCTGCGGATCATTAAACATATTACCATCATACTGGTAATCGTAGATCTCCACAGACACAAAGGGATACGTTACAGTTGTTCCATTATTGGGCGGCTGCCAAGCATAATTGAGTGCTACAGTACTCGAATCCTGTTGTAGTGTAACTCCTGCAGATGAATCATATAAATGACACCCTGAGGTCATGCCGCCGGCCCATCGAGTAGCTGAGCCTACTGGCCAACCTGTCGGTGAGAAATAGGGTGGCTGATTCTGAACATTATAAATACCCCCCGCCAGGGCAGGAAACTTACTCGTTCCAGTCCACTGTGGTGAGGTAGATCCAAAGGCTGTACCATCAGTACAGTTATCCCACACTCTCGGTGCAGGACCCTGAGACTTAATCCCGAACCCACTACCTACCAAGGTAATGGGCTGATCCTGTTGAACCGTAGCCGATGGCGCAGCCAGAGTAGTAGCCGAGGCCGGCGAACTCAAAGCCGATTCTGTACGATTTTTATCAACCGCACTTACATTATACGTATACAACGTAGAGGGATTGAGTCCAGTATCCTGATAAGTTAAATTAGTAGTGGAGGTAAACACCAACCCATTTCTATAAATATTATAGAATTTGAGTCCAGGTCCTCCGTTATCTGTCGAGGCACTCCAAGTCAAATCAATTTCCGAAGACGAACTTGCATTCGCAGTTAAGTTCTGCGGTACGGTCGGAGGAGCCGCAATCGGCCCCGTTCCCTTTTGTCCTGGAAATGATGCCATGAAGTCAGATGGAGGTTTAGGTGCCGACACCCTGCACCACTACCATGTTTGCACGACCAGCGGCGTAGGCAGTAACATTCAGTGCCACTCCCGTAACAGGACCCGTTGTACTGTGAGATAATGCCGCCGAGGCCCTCGTGGTGGCTGCGGTGAGAGCCGCCGGCGCTGCGAACATGCGAAAGTACTGGTGCCTCGAATTTGATCCACCGGTGACGGACTGAGAGGTACCTGACGTAACAGTATATGTAGTAGTCGAGGGGGTACTCGCTACCACATACCATCCGTCAACGCCGGCGGCTACACCTGAATTCATTATATGAACAATATCCCCCGCTACTACTCCACCCCTCAACGGCAGTGAAGGATCCGTCACCGTAACAACAGTGGTAGTCTGGGAAATCGACACATAACTAAACGAATCAGGACCCATATCATCAAAGGTCATCAGAGCCGAATAAGTAATCCCCGAGGCATCCTCTGACAACATCACCCCTATCCCTACCCCAAATGCCGTCTGAATATAGTCGAGCGGCATAATAAGCTGCCCACTCGTATTCCAGGTAGCCAACCCTACAGCTGTTGCCGAATTGCTATAAACTGGTGATCTCACTTGGGCTCACTCCCAATTCTACCAATATGAGCAAGCTGATGCCGCTTACGCGTGGGGTGAGCTATCGTAGGCTCGCCCTGATGCCGAACCTCATAATTAGGATTATTGATCGACGGCAGAGTCCCGCCCTTCAATATTCCAGCTGTATGCTTTTCCGGGTAGCAAATATGTGCCCGACCATTACCCTTATGTTTCGCCATTACGAATATCCTTTAATCCGAGGTACCTTACCCTGTTGCCGCGACACCGTTAGGTGGTGCTTCGGTGCTCTCACCTGATGCCCCTTCTGAACCAAGTGCCCTCCCATTTTCATGGAAGGTACCTTCAATGGTTTGCGTTTCGACATGGGATTCCTCAGAAATTTTAAGCTTCTCCCGCCGCAAAAGTGCGACGAGATTGTCCGCTTGGACTTCAATATGATTAGTAATCGAGACAGTAGGTTGGGAGTCTTGTCGAGCACCGTAACCTAAGGCTCGAGCTGATTGGGCAAAGGTCTGGATAGCTAATTGATCAGGTACCTCGGCCGACGGCTGATCGAGCTTATCTTTAAGTATTGCAAGGGATCTCATAAAGATCCCCCTCGTATGCTCTTCAACCGATAACTTTAAAATGGGATCCTGAATCTCTTCCTTTCGCGCCGCAAATGCACTCTGAAAGGCATCGCTCGACATGATCGTGGAGATCCAGGAAGGAGTACGATCAAATCGTTTGGCTAAATCGTTTTGGCGAATCCAAGGCTCTGCGATTAACACATCTATCATGGCGGCGTGGGAGTATCGAATCCCTCGCTTAAGAACTTGAACCTTTGGCCCGGCTGGTAACTTTAAGCACTCTTCAAACAAGGCGTCGCCGTCAGGTTCCATAATACTTACCGCGGGTGAATCCCAAAACTTGCCATAATCAGACCATACACTATGCCGGCTAAGCTGTCCAGTTGAGGTGCCGGCGGCATTGTAACCAAATCATATTGCTACCGACAATTTACGTAATGCTCCTACGATTAGCCTCGGTTATATACCACACAATTAACCCCGGCTAATTCCACACACTGCGATCATGACTAGAACGCTGCCGATTTTGTAGTTTTTTTACAACATTTCCCCTCCCCATGCATAAATCGTGCCAGATGTAAGTTGTTGATTTAATTAGAGTTTATTAGCTTGACTAACTAATAAAATTGTGGGTTGTAAGAGATTGTAAGTAAATAATGAGTTGGCATGGGAGTTGCATGCCTGCAAACGGCGTGCCCACGTTGACACGCTGTCAATATCATTTCGAGCTAATAATAAAAGAGCTCAACTCAATATTTAGTTATCCAAATGCGCCTGACGAACGGTCATTAAATGTCGCAATTAGATTACCGCATAAACGTGGGCAGGTGTAGGATGTATCCACGGTAGCAGATAGTGATACACCAACTAGTCGGGGGCTTGACTAGTACTCGAATCTAGCATTCGAGGGATCTTTAACAATATGATGGAATTCGGGAGTTATCAATCATACCATTAATTTAATTAAGAGGCTTTATCATGACTATTCGTAACAAGCGGGCCGTGAGCATCAAGCGGTTTCGTGATATTGAGAATCGGACTCTAAACTTCATCGCATATGACAACGTGAAGAATGAGCCGATTCCCGGGATGAATCTGCATTTTGACATGAAAAAGATGTCTGAGTCTTTGATTGTCAAAGCAGCGTTGGAAGGGTGTGATCACTCCATTGGCGATGCAGGAGCGTTGCCTTCGGGTTCGACTCTAAAGGATAAGTTCGAAGCGATGAAAGCTCGGGCTGAATGGTTGGAGTCAGGTTCGGAGGAGTGGACGAGCGGCAGATCCGATGGTGAGGGATCGATTCTCTTCGCAGCGATAATGTTGGCGGAACCTTCACGGGATCCGATCAAGTTGAAACTGTTTCTGAGTGAGCAGACGGCGAGCTGGAAAAATAAGGCAATGGCCAGTACGCGATATAGTGAACAGGTTGCTCAGGTTAGAGCGGATCGGGCGAAGACAGTAGACGAGGATGAATTGTTTGCGGATCTTGAGGAGTTAGACGCATAACGAAACTGGAATAGCGAGGGGACTGACACCCTCGCTTTTTTATTATCACTGAATGATGTATAAATTCAGTCTCTTTGGGGTGTTTTTGCAAAAGCTGGATAGTAATACTATCATCGTCTACTGTTATTCCTATCCTATGGCACATGATGTTTATATTCAAACCGGGGACAATTTATTCAGTGATTTGCTTTGTTTTACGTAGGGAAACTGGGGTGTGAATCTGTAGTAGTTCCTTTTTAATTTTTTTTTTTACTGACATATAAATTCACATCAAACACTTAGCACACAAACACTGGGATGATTTAACCGGGGATGGTATAAATGTCATGTGCCATATGGTGTAGATAATAGAGGATAGGATAGACAATAACAACGGAAGACATGGTGATAATAGACCATTTCTCCCCGTTTATACATTGCAATACTCCCCCGTTTCATATACCATACGCGCATGGACACAGGAATGCCGCCCGTCGACATGATACGCTTGGCTAGAATAGCAAAGCAGCATGGAAGTTTTAATAATGTAGCCCAATTGAGGTTTAGTTATAACTTGACTCCACAAGATGTGGCACATTTACTGGTCAAACAAAACGGCTACTGCAATGATTGCGGTAAGGACCTAGAGCGCACAGACGGTAAACGTAGTGCAGCTTGGTGCATTGATCACAATCACGAAACAGGTAAAGTTAGAGGACTGATTTGTTATTCGTGTAATACGGCTGTTCGTTCGATAAGTAAAATGAGAAGTCATATTGCTTACCTGCGAAAGCACGGAGAAGATTTATGAGTAGATTTAGATCAGGACATACACGGGCAGCTAAGTTGACTGCTGTGGATGTGTTGACAATTAGACAGCGATACGATGCCGGCGACTCACAAGGAACGCTGGCGCGTGAGTACAAAATGTCAATTGGTCAGATTGGCAGAATAGTACGAAATGAAAGCTGGAATACTTCTGCAGCAAAAGTTGTGAGTACGAATGCAGCTGAGGAATCACTCGCAAGATATACTGCTACGATGGCAGTTCCGGATGAACTGCTAAATGTAGTTGAATTGTCTGCAGAGATAAAGGAAAGTCTCTCGCGTATTCCTGGACTTAAAAAGGATCGTCCATTAGGTCCTGGGGAATTACCAGAGGGAGTTGATGCAGTTTCGGAATACATTAATCGCAACAAGGAAAAATAGTTATGGACTTAGATGCAGGATCGGCAGTTAAATGTGAACACAAATGGGCGCTGGTCTATACGCGTCCTTCTAAGGGATTTGGTGATTTAAAGTGTGAGATTTGTGGAGCAGAAGCTCCCTATCCGACCTGTCATACACCAGATAAGTGTTGGGCAGCCGGGACGTGTAAGGCAGATTATTGTTGTTTTGGATGATTAACTAAAGGAGAGAGGCTCATGAGATACCAAGTAGAGATTATGCGTTCACGATTCGATAAACTGATCGTTGAGGTGAATGCAGAGAATGACGAAGAGGCGGCGCAATTGGCCTTGAAAAAGGCCAAGATTGCAGATCCCAATGAATGGGAGCTCGATGGTGATGATTACGACATCGAGAGCTGTTTTGAACTCGATGATGAAGATGCGGGGGAAGATATGGAGGATGACTCAGATGACGAGTAAGCTAAAAGAAATGGCTGATAAGGAAATTCTTGAGTGGCAGGAAATAATTAAGCGCACTCGGGTATTTAGTGCCAAGTACAAAATGTATTTGGATCCGGTGATTGCTGAGATTGAACCACTGAATCCCACGAGGACTGCAATTGCAGGAGGTTCATTTGATATTTCAATTGCAGGGGATGCTACAGTTCTGGGAGAGATTTGGGGGATCTTGCGAAGGAATGGATTTAAGCCGCCAGAGTATCGACCGACGCAGAATCAGCCATCGTTTTCAGGATACTTTGAACATAAGGACGATGAGGATTGTAGGATCTGGTTATCCTTTAGTTCAACAGTGTGTCGCCGCGTAGCCGTCGGCACACGAATGGAAGAAGTAACCATCTACGAAACTCGCTGCGGGGATGAGCCTGTAAAAACAGTAACTACAGTTAGTGAGAATCCTTTCTAATCAACCAAGTAATAACCACATTGTGAGTGTGGTTATTGCTGGATTGATTCGATTAACTAAAGTAGGAGACTAAAGTGTTAGCAATAATGATGATGTTTCACTTTCACTATTTCTTCCCGCCGGTTAGGCCCACGGGGCAGGATCGTATTGTGACAGTGGGGAGTTACAAACTGTGAATCACGATATGTCATGGAGTCAGGTATTGTCGCTGACGTGTTTGATTACGTCAGTAGTTATATTTATTGCTGTTTACATTCATGAGGCAATGAAGTGACCAAGGAATCGCGCCGCCTACGGGCTAAGCGAAAGGCCAAAATGATGGAGCTAAATCGTAAGGGAGTACCTTGTCCAGAGTCAAAGTTCAAGCGAAAGGCTCCCTTAAAGATAAAGGTTCGCCCGGCTACGGAATCAACTCCTGGATTGTGGATTGTGAACAAACCAGTTAATGAGGAGGCTTAAAATGTATAGTAAAACACAGATTAAGGTTTATCTTAATCGTTATCGGCAGTTACGTAGGGTAATTAGCTCATTACCTGAGCACGAAGCCAATGAGCATATAGTTATGCAGAATTGGATTCAGAAGACAGCTTGCGGTACGGCGAGGTGTGCCGCCGGCTGGGCAGGAATTGATCCGTGGTTTAAGAAGCAAGGATTTAGGCTACTAGAAACAGGCTGGCCTGATCTGGTATTCCTTCCACGAGACAAGTCAAAACCGTCAAAGTATACTTGGGATGCTATATACTGGTTCTTCGGAGACAGGAGTTCTACTGGACACGATGCTTTGGGTGCGTTGTCAAACAAACATCCAGTTTTTGGTGGGCTTGCTTACGAAGACAAAAAGGTCAAAGCCTCCACCGTTATCGCTCGCATTGATGCTGAAATCAATTGGCTTGAATCACTAAGGGCACAGTCATGAGCGGAACACTACTTGTAATTGACCCAGACGGAACCAAAACCCGAATTCGACACGAGAAGAAAGACCAACCTGAACTCAAAGTCATCCAGAGGGCAGTCGGTGGTTATATTGAACGCATTCGCGTTAGGTTTAATCATCGTTTGCGGGATGCTTACGTGAACGAAGATGGTCTATCTATGGGATTAGCTTACAACCCTCACGTGAGAATGTTATCTCAGCATACTATCGTAGGATCAATGGCAATCTGGATCCCGGATGGTAAGCCGCCGACGCCAGACGGCGAACCCGGGAACAGGAAACCAGAGGATATGCCGGAGGAAGATGAAGTTTTATAGTTAGCCGGCGGCCTCCGGCCGCAGACATACCAATGACTGTTACTTATAATGACTATTAATTGTAATGATAGTCAATGTTTGCGGCCGGGAGGTTAATTAACCAATATTTCGGAAGACATGATTAACCGAGGTATTGCTTGATTGACTTAACAATGGATTTGGATTATTGTAGGTATCGTGGAGTCACGGGTAATCGCCACATTAAATAAAGGATGCTCACTTTCTTTCGGAGAATGAAAATGTCTGAAGCTAATGACAATGAGACCAAGTCGGGGAAGAAGATCACCAATGTAGTGATGGAAGACGGCCGTACTGTAGAGTTTGCAGGAAAGCGCCGCCAGCTCAAGCGTGAAGAGTGGTCGGCCGACGGCGAGTGGCTTAGCACCTCCATTGATTTCATCAATGGTCGTACGCTGACCTTCACTGCCCCGGCGATGGATGCTGTTCTTAAGGATGGCCATTACGCACTTCATGCCTTTGCTGCCCACGGAGCAAGTCAGAAGTTCGGTGATGCCACGGCAGGGTATAAGGAAGACGAACTCGACGATGCTATTTTGGCTGTCGAACGTACGATGGAGAGAGTGAGTGCCGGCGAGTGGGCAGTCGAGCGTGAAGGTGGTTCGTTCGCAGGAACGTCCATTCTTATCCTTGCGCTGGTCGAGGCCACTGGCAAGACCTACGATGCACTCAAGGAGTGGCTCAAGACCAAGGACAAGGAACAGAAAGACGCTATGCGTAATAGCGACAAGCTGCGTCCTATTGTTCAGCGTCTGGAGGCCGAACGTGCAGCCAAGACGGCTCATGTTGATACGAAGGAGCTGTTTGCCGAGTTGGATGCTGCCTAAGGGCAGTTATAGCCAACCTCCAGGGTTTGTCATGGGCCCTGCAGCATCTGGCGAGTGAGATCGCGTACTTGAGCCTCCGCGATTGAGCGGGAACTGGGCACCTTCGGGTGCCCTTTTCTTTAAGTAGGAGGATCCTAAAATGCCGCAATATAAAGTTGGAGATAAGTGCATCGTATTGCCGCCGACTCATAACGATGCTCGATCGTTCCTGGAAGTACAGTCAGTTATAGGCTCAGTAGTAACTCTAAAAGAGTATATAGGTTACGACTCTCCTACACATGGACTCATATACAAAAACTGGTGGGTTGTTGAAGAACATCCCAATATAAGTTTCTCCGAATCAATTCTCGAAAAGCTCGATCCTCCCAAGCGAGAGGATCTTTCCTTAGGAAGTTGGGACCTTTGTCCTTGGCAACCCCTAACGGTTAAGACAACCGATTGGGCAATGGAAGACATGAAATAATAGATAGACATACTTGTGTTAACCGGGGTACAATTCCGCAATACAAAACGGGCTCAACATGGATCTTGAACAATTCCTCCGCGACTCAGTAATTCAACGTGCCAAAAAACTAGCTGTTCGAGCCAAAGCGAAACAAAAGAAGGTAGATGATGAATATCCCAACAGGTTGCAAGAGAAAGCGCTCTACCGACGGCTTATCGAGGAATCTGATGCCGCTCAGGATGGCACTCGCTTTATATGGTGGTTTACTCATCCTGCTCGTCACTCTAATAAATCATTAGATTATTGGCGCAAACTCATCGACAAGGAAATTGAAAATGCTCGTAGTCGTAGTGCCGTTCGCTCTACTAAGTTTGATACCGATCCTCTGGATAAAGAGAGCGAACACGAACAGACGTTCATTGAGCAACTTTCCGACCAGGATTGATTCACGAGACTCCTTAGGTATATTTAAAAGAGAGAACTCACGCTAATGCCCAGAAGACCAAACATTGAACCTAGCGTAGAGTTGTGTCTCTGCTTACCTATCAGTGAACGCGGTAAATTAGATACCTATCTTTGGTCTAATGCCGAGGGTTGTGTTCCTCGTGGTGCTTATCAGAAATTCTTTCGTCAACTGTTGAGAGAGTTTTTTGAGAAGATGGAGGAAGGGAAATAAAATGATTCTGATTATTTACATTACTTTAGGAATTATTTTAATAACTCTTGTCACCGCATTTTGGTGGGTTAAAGGACAGCCACTAGACTGGGATAGCAGCACCAGACGACGAGGGATCTGGCCTGGTAGTAATCCCGATATTGGACCTCCTCGTAAATGGTAATTATATGAATGAGCCACTGTCTATCGAACAGAAGGTCACCGCAGATCTCCAAGTACAATTGAAAGGCAATGTAATGAACATCGACATTGGGATCGCCCGCAAGGTTCTGTCCACGGTAGACGCCGGGTTGGTTAGCGGAGTAGGCAAGCCAGTTCCCGGACAGATGTGCGTGGAGGCTGCCGTGTGCTACGCGCTCGGGCTGCCCCATGGGGATGACCCCAAGTGCGTCGCCCAGTCGCTGCGCAAACTCAAGATTCGGCTTAACGATTCCAATTGGTCATCCGATGAAGCCCGCGCCAAGGGCCTGCGGCGGCTTGCTTTGATCCAGCTCGGAAGTGCTGGAAACCTTGACGAGATTGAGTTCGTCAAGCGATGCGCAAGGCTTGCTATCCAGACTTGTGTGCCGCAGGCACTTCGAGCTGCCGCGCGTCTGTGCAAAAGCGACAAGAAGGAAGCCATGCTCAACGCAGCGGACTTGTGTGAGCGTGCGCCGACGAGTGAGAGCGCGCGTGAGGCGAAGAAGGCCGCCGACACCGCCTACGCCGCCTACACCACCGCCGCCGATGTCTACACCGCTGCCTACGCTGCCGACGCCGCTTACGACGCCGCCATCGCCTACGCCGACGCCGCTCGCGACACGTCGCTCGCTGCTTTTGCTGAGGGGGTTGTGCAAATCCTGATCGACATGAAAGTGCCGGGCGCGCAGTGGTTGGAACTTACGGAAGAAGCTGCATGAAGTTCGGTCGGCCAATTAGACTCTCAGTGAACGGGTCGGCGGGTATATGAGAAAGCCGGTGCTGATGTACATGGTCAGGGGGCCGGCATGCTTGGCACCGGCATACGGGATTGCCTATAAGAGGAAGATGCTCACGAAGAGATGGCGTCCAGGCGGGAAGTTAAAGCCGGGCTTCAAGATCGTTAGAGTCACTGTGAGCGAGATAGATGGCCACTGAAGGCTTGATACATGACGGCTGCAAGTGTGCCGACTGGTACGAGACAATGCCCAAGCTGAACGGGCCGATTGTGCTGGCGTCTATCCGCGCTGGGAATCCAAGGCTTTACGACGGCACGCCGTTTCGATACTGCCCGTGGTGTGGCGAGAGACTTGGTGATACATCCTCAGAGAGTACGAAATGAACCTTGAGTCGCTAGCTAAGCGGTTGGGATTCGTCCCCTTGGCTTCCTACGAGGCCGTGCAGCGGCAGAATGCCAGGCTAACTGCTACTCACTGCCTGCTTAAGCGGACGCCAGCCAACAAGCCCGTATGCGGCTCCGCGCTACTCAAGGTAGAGGGCGTTACCCTGGATGGCATTAGGGCGTGGATTGATTACTACGAGAAGGCCGGCGAGTGGGACCCTGCGCGGGTCGTTGATTTTCTATTGTTACCAGCTTCTAGTGCGACGGAGGGTACGCCGTGGGTCTTAACTGGTGCCTGAATCCAAAATGAGGAGATCTAAGTGTTATTGAGTCCCGAACAGCAATCCAAAATAGCTCAAATCAGAGCTAAGACTTCCGCTGGAACGGCCACGGCGGCTGATTTCAAGGAAGTCTATGCTATTTTGAGAGCTGGAAGAATGTCAACGGCCTCCACAGCTAAACCAGGTAAAACTAAAAAGGCTCCCGTTAATGCTGACAATCTGTTTGCTGAACTCGATAACTTGTGAGTTAACCTAATGCCGAATCAGGGGGTTTCTTATCAGCCCGATTTCGAGGCTGAATGCCGAATTTGTCTGACCTCACCTACAGTGAAGGTCCAGGACCCACAAAATTTAATCTTACACATTAATCAGTTCACTGATCTGTGTGGCGTTTGTTTCTTTCTCGATCATAAAATGGTCGATTGGCAACTTTGGAACGAGGCTTAAAATGATTAAAGCAGGAGATTTTCCTGAAGTATTCGACAGTAGCATGATAGCTACTCTCAAAACTTGTCCTCAGTTATTTAAAAAAGTCTACATTGATCAATATAAAACCAAGGGCGATAACGTCCACTTATTGGCCGGAGGTAGTTTCGCCAAGGGTGTCGAAGTAGCCCGGAGATCATTCTATGAAGAAGGCTTGTCCTCCGATGATTCCATCGCGTCTGGGCTTGAGGCTCTCCTCAAAGCATACGGGGACTACCAGTGTCCCCCCGATTCAGCCAAATCGGCAGAGCGAATGGCAGGAGCCCTCGAATTCTACTTCGAACACTACCCCCTCAACCACGATGCCGCCTACCCCGTTATCCTTCCCGGAGGCAAGCGAGGAATCGAATTCGGATTTGTTGAACCCCTTGGCATTGACCATCCAATCACAGGCCAGCCCATTCTCTACTCCGGGCGAATGGACGCCATTCTCAATTACGCTGGCGATACCTTCGTATTTGATGAAAAAACTACCGGTGCGCTGGGTAGTTCGTGGGGACGGAAGTGGGACCTACGTTCTCAGTTTACCGGCTACGTCTGGGGCTGTCGGCAGGCTGGAATCCATACTGCAGGGGTGGTTGTTCGAGGAGTTTCAATCCTCAAGACCAAATACGATACTGCAGAAGCCATTAGCTATAGACCTGAGTGGGAAGTAAATAGGTGGTATGGGGAGTTGCTTGAGTGGATCTCTGACGCCATGCGTTGGTGGAAGTCAGGTAGGTTTCGTTATACGTTGGATGATGCCTGTCAGTCATATGGAGGTTGTGGATTTAGTTCTGTTTGTAAATCTGAAAACGAAGGTCCCTGGTTGGATACTTATTTCGAGCGACGGCATTGGGATCCTGTTACAAGGCTTGAAACTAAAGTAGAAGCTCCCGTATGAAGCTCGTAATCATCGAATCTCCCTATGCCGGCGACATAGGAGCTAACATTGCTTATGCTCTCGCTTGTATCAAAGATTCATTAGACCAAGGAGAAGCTCCTTACGCCTCTCATATTCTATATTCTACTGTCTTAGATGACAAAATCAAGGAAGAGCGTAATCGTGGTATAGTGGCAGGTTATTCTTGGATGGCAAAAGCAGATCTAGTGGCAGTTTACAAAGACCACGGTATCAGCCTAGGTATGAAACAAGCCATCGAACACGCCAAACTACTCAATAAACCTATAGAGTATCGGGAGATCCTCGACCATGTTAGTCAAGGCCAGGATTGAATTCAACGGATTTCGTTATGAGATACTTCGGGAACACTCTTTTAACGACGAAACACGCACAGCGATTTCTCATTCTCTCGTATGTCCTGTCTGTTGTACTATTTGGGCTAAGCATATTATCGAGTCAGATATATTACTTTGGCCCAAAGCTCAATTTTGTGATAAATGTTACGTGCGCCCTGATAACTGGCATCCAGTCCCTGGTAGTTTACTTATATTGGAAAGTTGGGAAGCCGTCGACGAATCACTCTTAGAAGCTCTCCCCCACGATTTATTTAAAAGAGAATTTCAACTCCTATTCAAGGCAATAGATAATGGAAACTTTATCAGCAACAGCAGCGACCACCCCCGACTCGGACCTCTCGGTCTTACCGGGAGTTAATGTTTTATTGGAAGGGCCCACAGGAACAGGTAAAACTCATGCCCTCGGCACTATCGCGTCTCAAAAGAATCTTGACATTTTCGTCCTCTTCACTGAATCAGGACTTGAATCGTTCTTGGGATACTGGACCGACAAAGGACTTCCTGTACCTGACAATATTCACTGGCACGTCCTCGGACGGAGTGTTGTCGATTTTACAACTCTCGCCGGAACAGCGGAACGAATTAATCAGCAAACTCAAGAATCTCTTCACAAAATGTCAGATCCTAATCGAAGCCAGCACAACCAGTTTATTGGACTCCTTAAATCGCTGGCCGATTTTCCTGACGATCGGACCGGAAAGAAATTTGGTCCAGTTGACAAGTGGGGTCCGAACCGTGTACTTGCGCTTGACTCCCTCACAGGCATCAACCCTATTGCTCTTTCTCTTGTCGTTGGCGGAAAGCCGGTTAAGTCACAGGCTGATTGGGGAATAGCCCAAGATCAAATTTACAACTTGATAAGGCAACTAACAGATGGATGCAAATGCCACTTTGTGCTTACAGCGCACGTTGAGAGGGAGGTTGATCAAGTATTCGGAGGAGTTAAGATCACTGTCTCAACTCTGGGGCGAGCGTTGGCTCCTAAGCTTCCCCCGATGTTTAGTGACGTTATCTTATCAGTGCGTGAAGGACTTTCCTTCTCGTGGAGCACTGCTAATGCACTGGCGGATCTTAAAACTAGAAACCTCCCTCTTGCGGAAAAAATAGCCCCAGATTTCTCTCAGATTTTCTCCAAGTGGACCTCCAGGGGAGGCCGCTTTTCTTCAACTGTAAAATCGTAAAAGGACCAAGTAAATGGAATCCAATTCAACTTTCGATCCCGAGAAGTTCCTCCACCAGACCACCACCGAGGCAGCAACACGCCGTCCGCCACTCAACGCTTCACTTGAATTCCCCGGCACGATCGGTACTCCCAAGATGCGTCAGAACGCTGGAAAAAAGGACCCTACTAAGTCCTACACGTTCCTCGATCTGCCAATCATGGTTGACCTCACTTCTAATCCTCAGGAAAACGCGCGTATCGGTCAGGATCAGGTTCCCTTGAACTATTCAGTGATCCTCGACATCAATGATACTGGTCTCGATTGGTCTCCTGGGAAGAATGCTGGTCTACGTATCCTGCGCGATGCCACGGGCACTAACACCCCAGGTCAGGCATTCTCTATTGCCTCACTTGAAGGTCGTCAGGTCCGCGTGAAGATCAAGCACGAGGAGTACCCGCTTGGATCGGGTGAACTCCAAGATCGTGTAGCAGGTGTAGCTAAACTCTAATTCGAGGTAGTCCTAACTGAGGGGAGTGCCCGCGGCTCCCCGTTTTTTCTAGGGAGAGGCTCTAAATGCAATTATACGTTATTCCTATTGAAGATATTAGAATTCCAGAAAATCGTCAACGAAAGTATTTTGACGAAAACCTAATCCAAGAGCTCGCCGCCTCCATATCTGATAATGGACTAATCCACCCCCTGGTAGTTCGTTCAGAAGAAGGCGGCGAGTTCACTTTAGTAGCCGGCGAACGGCGGCTCAAAGCACTCGACATACTATGGGGTTACGGCACCGACGTAATCTGCAACAACCACACAATCCCAGAGAAAATGGTCCCGTGTATCTATATTGGGGAAATGGATGAAATCAGTGCGTTTGAAGTCGAACTCGAAGAAAATATCCGCCGGGCGGACCTCGACTGGAAAGAAAAAGCCATCGCCGTCGAACGGCTCTACAGTTTACGTCGTATGCAAGCTGAACGCGACGGCGCACCAGCGCCAACAGCTAGCACTATTGCAGAAGAAATTACCGGTTCTGGCGATGGTCAGTTTGGTGAAAATGTCCGGCAAGATATTATCCTTGCACGGAATCTCGACAACCCTGTTGTTAGTAAAGCCGCCTCTCGAAAGGAAGCATTCAAAGCCCTAAAACGCGATGAAGAAGTCAAACGTAATGCCGAGTTGGGAGCCAAAATCGGAGCAACTTTTGTTTCGTCTATGCATACGCTGTTACAGGGCGACTGCACTCAACTTCTGCCCACGTTGCCGGAAAAAACCTTCGATGTTATCCTCACAGATCCCCCTTACGGAATGGGAGCTGATCAGTTTGGAGACTCAATGGGTAAGACAGCGGGAGCGCATCGTTATGATGATACTGGAGGAGAAGCGTGGGTTGTGCTAATGATAATGTTAGCTAATGAATCCTTTCGAGTTGGTAAGGACCAAGCCCATGCTTACGTCTTTTGTGACATTGACAAGTTTACCGAACTCAAGGTATATTGGCAACTTGCCGGCTGGACAGTGTTTCGTACTCCCTTCATTTGGGTTAATCCTACAGCCATGCGTGCACCTTGGCCCGAGCGTGGTCCGCAGCGTAAATGGCAATGTTTACTTTACGCAGTCAAAGGTAATCGAAATGTCACTAGATTATATCCAGACGTTATCACGTGTGCATCCGACGATAATCTCGGACATCAAGCTCAAAAACCCGTTGGACTCTATAGGGATTTATTACTTAGGTCCATCAAACCTGGAGATAACGTGCTCGATCCTTTCTGTGGATCGGGACCAATCTTCCCGGCTGCTCATGATCTTAAATGTAAAGCCACGGGAATCGAAATGGAAGCGGCGGCTGCGGGGATTGCTTCGCAACGGATTAAGGATCTGACATGAAATGGATAACTGTAACGCCAGCTAGTTTATCCATTACTCATATCTTTGAAGGGGAGGAGGTAATAACCGGCGGCGAAGACGGGCAAGTTTGGGTAGCTACTTTTGCTAGTGCAGCGGAAGCACAGTATTATATAGATATGCTTCGTTTAACTTCTCCATTAGCTACTGTTAAAGGTTACAGTACATGATCTGCCGCCCGGACGGTCCAATCCCTGCCCGAATCATGATCATAGGTGAGGCTCCAGGTTATGAAGAAGAAATCAACGGCAGACCGTTTGTTGGCGCTTCGGGCCAATTACTTAACACAATGCTCGGGGAAGTCGGAATTGCCCGATCAGAGTGTTTCGTCACCAATATCTGCCAAGTCCGCCCGCCCAAAAACGACATTAGTTCGTTCATCACCAAGGCAAAAAAGGATCGGACGGCTTCACACTCTCAAGTTAAAGGTAAATGGGTCACCAAAGAGATTGTGGAAGGTCTCAATCAACTGCAGAACGAGATTACCGCAGTCAAGCCAAACATCATTATTACTCTCGGGAATGTGCCGCTCTGGGGACTCACTGGAATTTGGGGCGTTACCAAGTGGCGTGGAAGTATGCTCTATTATCGTTCAGCCGGCGACTCGAAGCCAATCAAACTCATACCTACGATCCACCCAGCTTCGGTACTCAGGGAATGGTCCCAGCGTCCGATCGTTGTTAACGACCTTAGACGAGCTGCTCGTTTCAAAGACGGACGCCCTTATCCTGACCCAAAGTGGAATTTTAAAATAAGGCCCTCCTATGAAGATGTCATACGACGACTGGACCAACTTTATATCCGTTGCTTCCACGGCGAGCCTGTACGAATCTCTTTTGACCTCGAAACCCGATTCGGACACATCGCTTGCGCAGGAATATCGTGGACGCTTACAGATGCGTTGTGCATACCTTTCATGGCCGTTGGTAGACCGGGAGGATATTGGTCCGAAAGTGAAGAGCCCGAAATTATCTATCGTCTCTTCCGATTACTAACACATAAAAATTGTAAAGTAATTGGACAGAACCTCCTATATGATTGCCAATACACCTGGAAGCATTGGCACTTTGTCCCCAACGTAGTCCAGGACACCATGATAAGCCAACATGCTATATTTTCAGATATGCCGAAAGGCCTCGGGTTCCTGGGGTCAATGTACTGTGACTATTTTATCTATTGGAAGGACGAGGGTAAAGAACTATCTACAGCATCCGGTGAAGATGGGGGATGGAGATATAATTGCCTGGACTGTGTTTACACTGACGAAGTGGCCCAATCAGAACTGGCGGTTGTGGAAAAACTGGGTCTACAAAATGTCCACAGGTTCCAACAATCCATGTTCTGGCCTGTGCTTCAGGCTATGCAACGTGGAGTACGCATTGATAAAAAGCGTCGAGACGAACTCACGATGGAAGTTCAGGAAGCGATCTCTAAACGACAGCAATTTCTTATTGACGTCTTGGGACACGAACTGAATCCTGATAGTCCTAAGCAAATGCACACATTATTCTATGAAGATCTGAAAATGCCTGTGCAGATGACACGAGCAACTAAACATGCACCAGCTCGAGCTACTCTTGATGATGATGCACTCCAAAAACTTGTGCGAATCGAACCTTTACTTCAACCCATCATTAACTGCATCGCAGATTGCCGAACTCTGGGCAAGTTTTTGTCCAACTTCCTCTGCCGCCCGCTTAGCGATGACGATCGTATGCGTTGCAGTTATAACATAGGAGGCTCCGCAAGTGGAAAATCTGCACCAAAAACATATCGTCTCTCGTCCAGTGAAGATGCGTTTGGCAGCGGAACGAATTTACAGACAATCCCCGGGGAGAAATCTAAGTCAATGGGGAAATCTGCTGCCCGCGGTGAAATTGCTGGTCTTGGGGATCCTTATCAATTCCCTAACATCAGAGAAATATTTATCCCTGACTATGGTTATACTTGGTTCGATATGGACCTTGAGCGTGCTGATTTATTTGTGGTATGTTGGGAGGCAGACGACAAAGAATTAAAATTAGCTATGAATATGGGTGTTGATATTCACTTGGTCAATGCCTATGTACTGGCTGGTAAAGAGCCGCCGGCGTACGATGAACTAGTAGAAGGACATCCTAAATATTATGACCACAGAAAACCCATCGAGCATCAACGACAATTCGCTAAAGTCTTCTGCCATGGTACAAACTATGGCGGAAAAGCCCGAACTATGGCGATACATACAGGAAGAACTGTTGCAGAGATTGAGAGAGCTCAGAATCTTTGGTTCGGTGCACATCCAGGCATCCTGCAATGGCACCAGCGAGTTATCGCTCAACTATCGAGCAAACGATATGTTGAAAATAAATTTGGATACAGATGGTATGTCTTCGATCGAATTGACTCTATCGTTCCGGAAGCCATTGCCTGGGGACCTCAATCAACTGTTTCAATTGTAATCAATAAAATTTGGGAGCGAATCTATCGTGAATTACCTGAGGTCCAAATTCTCATGCAAGTTCACGATTCCCTCCCTGGTCAAATGCCAACACATAGGGTAGCTGAACTGTTACCTAGAATTAAGGACTTAGCAAAAGTGACAGTACCTTACGATGATCCACTAATCATTCCTATAAGTATTCATACGAGTGAAAAGTCTTGGGGCGATTGCTAATGCTTATAAATAACATTAGTTTCGATAAGGGTCATCCTTTTTACGCTGCTTGGATGCGTATGCGTTCTCGCTGTAATAATCCTAATCGTGATAACTTTGATTATTACGGCGGCAAGGGAATAACTGTTTGCATCGAATGGGATTCTTTCCGTACATTTCATCAAGACATGTTTGATACGTGGTCACAAGGATTAAGTTTAGACAGAATAAACAACGATAAAGGATACAGTAAAGAAAATTGTCGTTGGTCCACAAAAACAGCAAGCCGACGAAACAGAAGCTCTGTTTTATTGAGTCCAGAAAAAGCTGCGGAAATACGTAAACTTCATTCGGAAGGAAAATTACAAGTTGAAATAGCACGTCAATTTAATGTATCTAAACAAGTAATTTGGCGGCTACTTCAAGGAGAAACCTGGAATGAGTAGACATTTTGCAGATTGGTTAACAGCCTATACTGATTATGCTGGATTTTCGGAGGCACCTAGACGAATGCATTTTGGAGCGGCGTCTCAGCGTTAGCTGGAGCGCTGCGGCGCCGTGTATGGTTAGACCAGGGTTATTTTAAATGGCATGCAAACTTTTATATCGTTTTAGTAGCGCCGCCGGGAGTAGTGTCCAAATCAACTACAGCTTCAATAGCCATGAATCTCTTGCATAAAGTACCTTCTGTTAAATTTGGACCGGATGTAGTAACCTGGCCTGCACTAGTAACTGCCTTTGCTGCAGCTACTGAATCTTTCGAAGCACCCATTGGAAGTGGAGAATTTCACGCACAATGTGCACTAACAATGGAATCCAGTGAATTTGGCAACTTAGTTAATCCATCAGATCGTGACATGATTGACTTGTTAACGAACCTATGGGACGGGAAACAGGGCGCCTTTAACAAAGTCACAAAAGGAAATGGCTCAGATGTTATTGAAAATCCCTGGATTAATCTCATTGCGTGTACGACTCCTGCCTGGATCGCTGGAAATTTCCCCGAATACGTTATCGGAGGAGGTTTTACGTCCCGGTGTTTGTTTGTTTATGCAGATACAAAAGATAAATATATTGCCTACCCTTCGAGACACCTTCCCGCAAACTTCTATTCAACACAAGTCGCACTCGTTCAGGATCTTGAACATATTGCTGGGACTCTCGTTGGCCCGTACGACCTTACACCCGAAGCAATTATATGGGGGGAAAAATGGTATGATTTCCACTGGAAAAACAAAAGTGATGAGCTGGACGATGATCGGTTCAGCGGTTATCTTGCCCGTAAGCAGACACATATTCATAAAACGGCAATGATATTGGCTGCCTCGCGACACGATAAGATGATTATTGAAGAGGATGATTTAGCCGCCGGTGCTGCAATGGTGACTGACCTTGAAAAAGATATGCAAAAGGTATTCGCTAGAATTGGACGAACAGAGCAATCAGTTCAGGCTGAACGTTTTGTACGCTACGTGCAGAAACACGGGATCGTGCCTTATATGGATGCCTACAAACACGTCCACACTGCCTTTCCTGACCTCCGAAACTTTGAAGGGATCGTACGTGGAGCTGTGTCGGCTGGATTTATCGAAGGAATAACCCATGCAGGAGTAGTTTGTTTTAAAGCTAGAGTTTGAACCGGGGTTTTATAATGTCGTATAACCCCTTTTAATTAACCAAGGAAAACCGCCAATGATGATCCAACTAACAAGTTCGTTCAACAAACAAATCTTCGCACTCAAAGCAGATTTAGTTTTAGTCGTAGAACGTGCTACCGACAATCCATTAGTTACCAACGTAGTAACCGCACTCAATTCCCCCAAAGGAATGGTTAGCTATTCTGTTTTAGAAACCCCTGAAGAGATTTGTGCTATCGTGGCAGCTGTTAATGGTCAGCCGCCGGCTCCTACCCTCAAACCGGCTCTCTTACCTGCCAGCTAAGTAAAAACTCCCCAGGTGTTGATCCCTGGGGAGTCCTCTATCTACATCGACATTTCACGCATAGCTTACATTTCTTACAGCCAAATAAATGACAGAAGAAACATACTATGCGGCAGTAAAACCGCTCGGCGGCAGCGGAACTGGAACCGGAGCCGGGATACTAAACGGTGCTTCCGTTGACCATCCACTGTTGGCAGGCCCCGTGGATTGTACCGCGGCAAAATAGTTCCCCGGTGCTAGCGACAATGCCGCGAGGAATGCCGCCACGGCCTCGGACGTCGCCGTAGCGCCGACAACGGCCACGGATTGGGGGTACGTACCGGGTGGGGTCGCAACGGGAGGCTGAGAGCCGTCGGGCCTCACTCCTATCGTGAATCCGGTCACCTCACCTGTCACCACAGCTGAACCATCCACATTAGCAGTCGCATCCACCCACGAAAATCCCTGGGTCAAGGGAGTAAAAACAGTTGAACTCATATCAATCTCCTTAATGAACAATCGGATGAAGAGCTATCCCACTAACCATCAGTGATAATAGCCAAAGTAGCATCCCTGCAGGAAACCAACTCACTTTCGAGGTTGGAAACATACTAAAGGTTGCGAACATTAAAAACACTAAAGCAATAACCTGTAAGAGAAAAGGTAAAATTTGCATCATTTATCTCCCTGGACATCTATTGAGTGCATCTCTCGCAACTTCGACCCTTCCTTCATAACCTGCAAACAAGTTTCTGAGATCGGTTGTTGGGTCAAAATCAGGTTGCTGCACGTTATTAGGAATCCCGGCGGAGGAAGGTTGACTATCTCCTTTTTGGGTAACTGGTTTGGAACGGGTCTGGCGGCACACGAGTGGAGTAACAGGACTGTTGGCAGCCAAAGCAAGCAACCTATTCGCATCAGCGAGTTTTTCCATTGCATCACTCAATTGTTCCTTATAACGATCCAGTTCTTTCTTTGCTGCTTCTTTGTCTTGTGTCTCGCAGACCTCTGCTCCCTGATGTCTTTCATGTACGCTGAAGTATGTGATACCTACTGCGATGAGAATGGCGAGGATCAAAAAGGCCCACAACTTAATCGTCATACGTGGCTCAACATCACCTTAAGCGCCGGCCATGCGATCATAACCCAGGTTACAAAATGCCCCCAATTAGTCTTTAGGAAGGTTACAACCTTAGATTCTTCTCCCTTAATATCACTTACGATAGTCGTACCCGCACTCTTAACATCACCAACAATAGGATCAGCCATATTTCACCTTTTTACGTAATGGACGAGGAGGAACAGGAAAACGATTCTTTATCTGTGCTACCACAATACCTAAAATATTCGCAACACCTAGACACCAATGCACATATTGTTGAGGTATTGAGTTATCTGCCGACAGATAGAGAAATATTAACTGCAGTGTCATGATAATCGACACTGCATTCGTATACATCAGCCAAACAATCCACTTAATCCCGAAATCCTTCGGCATTTTTACGTTGGAAACTGCCCCGTTTCGAGTATTTGCATTTCGAGCTTTGCGCGGGCGGGAGTTTCTTTGAACCATAAACTATCTAATCCTGCCGCCGACGCAGCGGTGTAATCTTGATCAGTTAATGCAATCATAAAGTGAGGCCAATGAAGGGGTTTATCCCCTAACTGAAAGGCCATGCTCACTAGTACTGCCTGTCGTTCATTGGACATATCAGCATAAAAAGGAAAACAGGCGGCGATACGATAAGCACCCACCAAATCACTCGACAACAAAATAGAAGCTTGAGATTGAGTAATCGTATAACCGGTCCAATCCTTTGACTGATCAAGTAAATGTCCATATCCAATTGTCCACAAGCCGAGCGTATCCTTATATGCCGTCAGCATTAATCCTTCTTGCTGTTCAATTAATTGTTGAGCTAAGGTCATTCGCTTTTACCATTAACATTAACTTGAACTCTCATAACAGCTAACTTTTCATTAATATGTCCCAGCGTAGTAGCCATATTCTCTCGATACATTTGAGCCTTTTCATTCTGCTCATTCAGCGTATCCGTAATAGCTTCAAGTTTTTCTTCAATCCTTACTTGCTTCTTTTCACAAATAGCTTCATGTTCAGCTCGTGTCATCACTTGAGAACTCCTTCGCTCCAAGCGAATTAACCAACCCAGCATCATAGTGAATACTGCACCTAAGATTGCCCATCCAGTACTTGCTACTTGATCCTCTGATAACATTATGTTTTATCCGAGTATATAGGTAACTGTAGCGGCACCAGATGCTTTAATTCCTGAGGGAGTCCAGCCATTTACTAAACCATTAAGTAAAAACACAAGCGCGGAAAGACCTCCTGTACCTGTACCTATTCCAACTTCAGATAAAGGTGTACTGATACCATTATCTTCTCCGCCGATAGTAAATGGCTGGTAAGCCAGTGATCCTGTCGTTGGAGTTAATGCCGTCGGTAATCCAGTTAAGTAAAATGCATTAGAATTACTAGTTCCCTGGATAAAAGGAATATTAATAGTAACAGTAGATAGTGCCGCCGTACCCAACTGAACATAATTAACAGTTAAATTCTGTGGAACCAACAACCCACCTGTAGTAACAACAAACGACCCAGCATTACAAACAAAATTTCTAATCCCTGTTCCACCATTTAGTATCTCTAAAGGTGAATCATTAAACAGTGCTGTTCGTGCCTGCACATTACTCGTAGCATTTTGAAATATAGTTGTAGCTAAGGTATCAACCATATTAAGCCACGAAGCACTAATCACCGGTCCAACTTTATCAACAAAATTCTGCAACGACATTATCCTATACTCCTAGCTTATATGGTATTGAAGGTATCGCAAGGCCAGGATAGTCGTACCCTGGAACAGCATTATTAACATTAGGTACAATTAAAGGGTTCGCCGGCGACCAGTCAGAAATCATATTCTGAAGATAATTAGTATTCCCAGGAATCGCACAACCAGGTCCACAATAACCTGGAATACCACTCCTATCATTATAACTACAAATCATTATAAAGTCAGGACCTTGATCCTGAGCCCACGGCACACCAATTTGATCAGCTACTCCCCTAGCAAAATCCTGGGGCTGACGTTCCTCATTATGCTCTGGGCAGCGATACATTCCCTGCCAATTCCGAACCATTTTAGAGGCTTTTCGCTTACGTCCACACATTGAACAATAAGCATTCCAATCCCCTAAAGCTAAATAATCATTATCGCCCATTTAATAATCCATCCCTAGGGCGTAACCTAACTTGTGAAGCCGCGGCAGATCTTTTTTGAGTCTATCGCCGATGTCAGTGCGAAACATCAAATTAGACGGAAGTTTAATCTCCCAAGCAACTTTATAAGCTTCTGCCGCAGCCTCTGAAACTGTATCCCCTATTCCACTAACAACCATAAGATAATTCCCAGCAGACAAAAGACCTTTTTTGGGTCCTTTTGTAGTAGGATAATGTCCCTCTTGAACCTGTTGAAAATGGAGGTTGTCCATATTTTTAGCTGTAATGCCAAGTATCGGAAACCCTGAATGTTCATCGTCATCGGCCTTATTTACTGGAAAATCTCCATGAGTCAACACTACTCCCACGGCAACTTCATCCGTCGCCCCGAGGGTATCTTTTCCGTTGAATAGATCCAGCATCCATTGTATCGGGTCGCCATAGATGACGGCTTGACGTATACAAAAGTCAGGCCAGCCGAGACGCGCGGTGAATTCCAAGGGCCAGGGCGTACCTTTTTCGTCGATGATGCAGTTGACATTAAAATCACCCACATATTTCTTGGAATGGAGATAGTCTGTTAACGGTTTAAGTAAAATGTCAAAGAGCTTTGACTCCTTGACATGTCTAATAACTGTTCCCATTTCACCAGTATTACAGCCGAGGTCGTCTACAAGAAACTTTTTGTGTTCGAAGGATTCCTCATACCACTCACTCCATCCATTAGGTCCGAACCATCCTGCAATGCCCATTTCGATGCCGTCGATCTTCTCCTGAAGCATCAATTGACCTTTGAGTCCCTTAGCCTTCCACCTACTCAGCATAAAGATAGCTTCATCAGCATCCTTCGCCACACAAGTCATTGCCTTGTCAGCCTCCCCACCCCAAGGTTTAATGGCATAAGCCTTGTTGGTTTTCTTAACTAGCTTAATGGCATCATCCAGTGACTCTACTGTTTCATAGGGAACGACCTTAATCCCGTGATCTTCAAGAGTTTTCTGACCAAGCGCACGATCCAATTCGAGCTCTGCCATTGCGCTATTCGTTCCAAGAATCGGATACCCTTCATTAATGTAAGTTTTGAGTCCTCGGGGGTAGTCACAATTCCCAGTAAGAAGCGTAAGATCGGCCCACTTAAGTGAGGGTTCAAAGTCCTTGACCTTTTTTAAAATGCCGTCGGCTACGGGTAATTCTTCACTAATCCAGTATCTAACGTCATGGCCGGCGGCTTGAGCGCGAACAGCAATATCCACGCCACAACCTTCATCTCCTGCCATGTCCATTACTAGAAATTTCACTTCTTATCCAACTTCGCCTGCGGGATGTCAGCTGGATCTTGATTAGGTGAACCCATTTCTAAGGCACCAAGATAGAACATTTCCTTGATAGCTTTTTTAGCTGCAACTCGAGCCGGCTGTGTACCATCCAGTCCAATCGCCAACCTTCTCATTACTGCGGGATTTTGAATAGCCATCCGCATGAAGGCATAAGTTCCCTGCGCGTAAAAACGATCATACCAAACTTTCTGTAGAATGCCGCCGGCGGTGAATCCAGCCATTGCAGGATCCTTAATCGCAGGATAAAGGAACTGAATCTCTTTACCAAGAGTTTTCAGATCTTTATCAAGTCCACCTGGAAACAACAATTTCTGTTGCTTTTTGGTGAACTGTCCCAAGGACGCTTCCAGTGCACCTTTAGCTTCTCCTTGTTCCGAACGAACCATCGCCCCAGACAATACTTCTCGCAAAGCACGTTGTTGAACAGCCTGTACAACAGTAGAATTCTTTCCCATCACACTAACAAAACGATCTAAGCGATCTGTTTCGCCTGGAGTAACAAGTTCATGATAAGCTTGTTCAGGTGTTTTAGTTTTAGCCGCAAGTGATTTAAGATATGCCGCAGATTTACCTTTAACTTGAGTTTGTGGACCCAGCATATATCGAGAATTATTCTGGATTAATTTACCCGTATCCTGAAATGACATAGCCGAATCAGGAACAGCTTGATTGAGTCTTCTTAAAGTCTCGTCTTTAGCAGTACCACCAACTCCAGCTTTAGTTAAAATAGAGTCAGCATGATCCTGCAGGTATCCATAGTTAGCTCGTTCGATGGTTTTGTTGGGTCCAGTTAATTTTTGAGCCAAAATAACAGCACGCTGTAATTTCTTAGCATCAGGCATTGTTGACTGTGGAGGCGGACGAGCTCCTGCCTTCAACATCTTATCAGTCATTGCCTTAGTTTCAGGCGTCGTGCCGAACACCATTTCACGACCAGGGATCTTTCTAAGTAATCCCACTCCCTTGGCAGCTCCCTCTCCTGCCGCCATCGAGGCTCCTGCCATCATCACTGACTTTCCCTGTTCCCCCGGTGTCTGACGATTAAGTCCAGTAGCTGTTTTAATATCCTCCTTGATTCCCTTACCTGCCATGCCACCGGCAAACGCACCCATCACTGCACCAACAGGACCCAAAGGACTTGCTTCACCTGCAATTGCACCAGCAGTTCCAAGTACCATTTCAGGAGCCTGAGCAGTTATGTCGGCGGCTATTCCTGTTGAAACTCGCATTTTTTTGCCACCAACAGTAACAACTAATCCTCGTTTATCCTGACTAACAGATCCTTCTCCGTATTTCTTTTCAAGATAAGCTCTAGATTCTTCTGGCTTATCCATTGCAGCAACAACAGTTCTATCACTAAAAGGTAATTCAGGATAATCCTTTACGTTCTGCCGTCCTACCCGACGACCTTCTCCAGTTCCAGTACCACTAACACGTTTACCCTGAGAAGCTCTGGTAGTGGCGATTGCCTGAACCTGTTTAAGTTTAGCAATGTCCTGCCCAGTTGGTTTATCCGGCATTGAAATTGAAGTGCCGTCGGCTAGTTGAACAGCTGGCATTATTCATTACTCCCATCACTGGAAGTTCCTGAACTAAACTGTTTAATGTAATCTTCAGCCGACATAACGGATTGTTCACCCGTCGGCTTCACAGGTGATTTACTAACCGCAGCACTCAACATATCCCTCAATTCTTGAAGTTTAGCCGTCGCAGTCTCCCGACTAGTTCCTGGCTTACTCAAATCCGCCAGTTTATTGACAATCTCCTGTGTTGCCTTACTCGTATAGGAACGAGTTCCTAAGGCTCGAGGTAGCTTTAACCGAAGTGCATCGACATCCTGTTGGAATTTAGTAACATCAGTTTTAGAGCTAGTTCCCGTAACTGAACCTGCAAACTCCATAAAGTGATGATAGTGTCCTTTTAGTCCAGTTGGATCGTCTTTCATAGTATCTAACTGATCAATCATATGATCAATATCATTGACAGTATCATTTTGTAAATCGACTTGCTGCTGTTCAGCCTTAGTAGCCTTCGTGCCGCCTACTTTACCTAGGGCAGTTTCTCTAGCCTTGTCGAGTGCTGCTCCCGCACGATGTTGCGCAGCCGCAGCGTCAGCTGAACGAGTCTGGGCAGCTTTGAGTTTTTCGTCGGCGGCATCAAGTTTCAACTTTTCCTGATCCATTCGACTCGTAGCGGCCGATTTAATTGCATTAACAGTTTCAAGTGAAAACGGCTTCTGTGCGTAAGGACTCGGTTTCCCTGTGGTGTTTTGCCAAACCATCAGAGATTTATTCCAACGATCCTGTTGTTCATGAGGAGTCTTTCCTTCACTCACCCAGTCCATCAATCCACCGGCCATCTTGGCAGTTTCAATGTTCTGTTTAGCTACCGAAGCATCAATTTTCGCACCATTTTCTAACAGTCCAGCACCATCCTTAGCATACTTAGCCGCCGCCTCAGTCATTCCAGTAGCATTAGCTGCCTCTGCATAACCAAACATCATACTCGCCATCTGCTGAACCTGTCCACCAGGATCCGAAGCCGACGGTCCAGAATTCAAATCATGGATCTTCTGTAAAAATGTCCTCTGTTGATCCAACGTTTGTTGCGTGGCCTTAATCGCCATCTGTTCTTTTTGCAGATCAATATTATTCTTCTGAATAGTTTGATCATTAATAGTGTGATTTTGTTGAGCTTCCTGCCCACCAATAAAACCACCTATGAAACCTTGTGAACTATCAGCCATATATATTCCTTAACTCGGTGGTCCCCAAGTAGGTACAGTTGTGGAAGAACTCGCTGATGTACTTGCTGGAGTACCTGCTGGAGTACTAGGCGTACTAAGTCCACCAAATCTACCTGCTAATAGACCTAACTGCGAAAAAGTACTATTTAAACTAGCTGCACTCTGTTGATTAGCAGTATTAAGTGTCTGTCCTGCACTACCAAGTGCCTGGGAAGGACTACTAGCTGCAGTAATTCCTGACAAACTAGCCAATAAACTAGCCTGCTGATTAAATGAATTCATCGCATAGTTTTCCCCATACGACTGAAGTGCAGCTAACTGATTACCTGATCCTCTAAGTCCTTGCGCTGCCATCTGCCGCGAGAGGTTTTCTGAACCTTGATCTAAGTTAAATTTATATCCAGGCAAACTAGTAATAACATCAGGCGTAGCCATTAGCTCCATTAGTTGAGCTTCAAAACTTTGCTGTTCACCAAAAATAGTAGCAGATTGATATTGTTCTTGACTAGCTACACCTCTAGCCTTTGAACCGTTTTCTATACCTTCTACTCCACCAACAACAGCAGCGGCGGCTGCGACCCATCCTAATGGCACAAATCTCTCCTCAGACAAATGATGAGGCTGATTCGCTCTTCATCACTATCATTAGTAACCCAGTGATCATATGCATTATTAAACCAATAGCACTCACCAGGTAGTGCACTTAAGGATTCACCTTTAAACCGAAAGGCTTGATCCCTATTACCTTTGATCTGAATAACGTACTTCTCGTAATAACGTGCATGCCAGCCTTGATCAATGTGCGGATAAACTTGTTTACCTGGCGGTATACGAGTGAGTAACACTCCACCCAATCGCTCTGCATCAAGGCGTTTAAAAAGTTCAAACGAAAGTTGTTTGACTTGGGGAATCTTCTCGATGACCGGATACCAAACAGATTCGTGCGGAGAGTTAAATTGAGTCCAATCTCCGGCGAACCGTTCCAGCGGATTGTACCTGACCCAAACATCATCCACCTCCCTGTGCGGCGACTTAGCTCCTGAGGTTCTAAGGGGGATAGTGTTCCATATCTCGGGCGAAAGGTGAAGGGCAGCATTTAAGGGTCCTACGTTGAACTTAAATGGGGTCATTCCAATGCAGTTCACGAAGCAACTCGCTTTATGACAGCACTTACACTTCGTTGAATGTTCATTTCAAGGAGATATTCAGCTCGTTCGCTGTCAAACGGCGTACCTACAATTTGATTCCAAACCCAAGATAAATACTTTATATCATTGAGTTTACTGTATTCAATTTGAATTGCATTCCCAGCTGCCTCTAACATTTGATCCTGAACACTATTAATATTCCCCATCGACCAGCCTTTCATTTTTAATGAACGCTGAATCTGAGATGGTTCACGTACCAGTACAAATTTATGAAAATCCCTCGGAACCTCCACCGGCAATTGATACGCCGACGTGTCGATAGCACCTGCGCACAATTCAGGCCGCAGACAAAGCCGGTCTTCGAAAGCAGAGAACGTGCCGTCTGCCAGGGGTTCATGGTAGCAGTAGCATCCTGCGCCACTCAAGAAAACACTCAGCCAAGAAGAACCAGAACGGGGAAGAGAAAAGATGAAGAACTTCCTCATCGACACATCCATCCTGTTCCATCATAAAATACTGGAATTGTTTTGCCGCCGCCACCTACTACAGGTAGATTGTATCCCGGACTGGTAGCATCTGTGACAAATGCCCAGTCACCTACGTTACCAACAGCAGGCAAAGTTGCTACAGTATACTGTCTAAGTACAGGTCCTTTATTAACTGCAATCGCAATATTTCTAAAGAATCCTAACCATGAATGATGAAAAACTTGTCCGTCAAGTAAAGGAAGTGAACTCCTCGGCGGCTGAATAGGAATCAGTCTAGTTGGTAATGTTCCGCTCATAGTGTACCTATGTCCATGGCTAAATCTGATGACATAATTCTAAACGAAGTATTACACTGATGCCTAAAATGATAAGCTCTTTTAGTAAACGTCCCACAATCCATCATTCTAGGTTTGATTTTACTTAAATCAATGGTTCGGAAATTACTCCAAGTTTGAAAATCATTATCAGAATATCTAACCTGTAAATTACTATAAGGTGTTTGATCTGCGCGGATATACATTCCCTTGAGATACTTTCGTCGAACAGTTCCAAAGGAAGTGCTATTAGTGTAGATGTCTACTGGAGGCAACGTACCATAATCACTAGGATAAACAGTGTCCTCGTCCAGTATATAAACATTTCCATTACTAATATGCTGAGCTAAAATTAATCCTTGGGTCGGCGGCGTAACTGTATCATCTGGATCTTGATAACTCAGTGTAGTTATCGGCCAGTAATTCTCATTAGAATCTGTCCAGATATACCACAACTGTTGATCAATGTCATAGACAAGTGTAATGTTTAGTTGAATGATAGTCAGTCCATAAAACCTGTGTCCGGAATGCTTAAAACTCCAGGAACGAATATCGGTATATGTGTTCTGCCACAAAATACCAGTAAGAATTCGCTCAACCGCCGGCGATGAAACTATAGTTGGAGTAAGGTTCTGAAGTATAGCAATCTGAGGAGAAATAGTTTGATTAGAGGTAGCCCAAATCAACATATTATCAATAGATTGAACTGTCCCTGAATGTACACAACCATAAGGTAATTGTGCATCTGGCACAGGTAATAGCGGAGATCCAGGTGCAGGATTACCTGCATCATAAAACATTTGGGTGCTAAAGCTCTTAAAAGCGATAATAATATTTAGCTGTTTAGCCAAATAAATAGCCTGATCGGATTCTGAATCTGCCTCGATACTATTTAAAGGATCCCACAAAACAACATTATCAGCAACAGAACCCCAAATGGTACCTGTGATATCCATTACATAAACTAAGCCGTCGAGACTTACAATCCCTGGTACTCGATTGACTGGAAAATTAGGATCTGTAATGCGTGCTAGGCCCAAAACTGGTGGCGATAGAGGCGGAAAGTGTCGTGTCCAAGCAATTGTATAACCTTGATTTGCATTCATGAATCCTAAGTTATTAGCATTAATTCCTAAGCCAGGAGTTCCTGTGTTTATAAAAATATAAGGTCCGCCCGTGGCGTCAACGGTACCAAGTATCGTAATACCATTATAATATACTGTTGCAAGCCCATTAATTGGACCTGCAACAATAGTTATTACGATAGGTTCATTAGGTACCTTGTAAATACCTAGTGCTGTTCCCGATGGAAAATCATAATAAGGAATGGTGCTGAGTCCCATTCGCTTATAAACAATATATTCTTGAGCCTCTTGATCTAATTCTGCAAAACAATTAATTAACCTTGCATCCTTAGTCAAGGGTAAGGTTGACGACCTAGCCTGAAGTTTATTAACTAATGGCCAGCGTAAGGGTCGGTCTACGTGTTCACCAGCGCCTAAACTATCGCGTTGACCCTGAGGCATTAACGATACCTCCGCGTGAGTCCACGCTGATCAGGCTGAAACGACGTCGGCGCGTCCTCGACGTCCCAGTCCTCGAGCTCTGACTGGTAAAAGAAGGCATTTTCCTTACACCGTGCAATCACACTATCAGGCTGACCTGTGCTGATTTGATGTGCCAGGCCCCATTCGAGAGTCAACTCCCATTCAGGAGGAAAGGCCATCGTATCGGTGATCTGGGCAAAGTTACCTACCTGAGTATCAAGAATTAAATGAACCTCACCCGAGGCTGCTTCGGTATCAGGAGTATTCCAGAGATAAACCCCAATGTAACTAACCTGTTTATCGGGATAAAAACTCGTAATAGTTCCCTGATTCTGAATAGTTGAAAGGTTGTCCCAATCACTTCGAGCTAAAATAATGATCGGGCGGCGAGACTCTGCAGTCTCATCCACATAATAAGCCTCGATGATCCTGCGCGGCTTAGTCATGGGCACTGTACCCGCAGGACCTAATGAATAAAAATTCACTCCTGCCTGCAATATCGGCGCAGCAAGAGTAAAATCAACTTGCATGAATAACTTTAATCCCTTCGTCTGAAGGTAATTAACTAACTTATTTAGCCGGCGCATGTTCTCAGCAATCTCTTCGCCATTCGGCTCATCACCTCGACCGATCAGTCCCGCATCAAACATTGCATCACAAATGATCTGATAACAAGTCGAAGGAACCGGCGCACTATTCGCAACTGACATAAGTTATCCTATTTATCAAAATCAAGTATCAAAAAAAATACTTTCTTAGGAGGTACAAAACCAAATCCTGAAATCCACATCTTACCATCCCAATTCTCAGGTGATTTCATTGAAGTATCAAATTTGATTGTATTCCTACTCTCCATTGGCAATAAAATTGTCTCTTTATCCCACCAAAGATACATTCCCATTTTCTCTTGAATCAACCAACTCAACGAAGCTAACTTTAAAGGTCTCTCTATTGGTCCTAAGTCAATGGGAGTCAGCATCAATTCACTCGTTACCACACCAGTTATCTGATATGTGTGATTACGCTGACCCCCAGCAACTTTATTTACTCTCAACTCAACTTTGTCTTTGGAATCCATTTTAGCTTACCGTTCTTTCTGGAAACAATGAAAGTCTGCAGTCATTGTTTTAATGGCTGCGGTAACTCCGTTGCTAACTCCCAAGGTAAGATTCAGGTTAGTCGTCGTATACATGATTGGAGACTGGTTTCCCTGGGAATTATAGTTATAATTCGCAAGGACAGGTCCCAAAACAGGCAACGAAGGAGTTCCTGCAGCATTCACTCCACCTGTTCCTGACTGCGGAATCCACCCAACTAGCTGCGAACCAACATAAGCAAACAGATTCTGATTGCCGTCAATGTAGAATCCTATGTCAAAGTTGGTTGCAGCAACAAGTGAATATGCCGTCGTGGGAATAACAAAGGTATTAGTAAATGATGCACCAGAAGGTGAACCTGCGTTAGATGCTACGTTGATTAGCTGAAGTGCCGTGCCGCCGGGAGCTTTATAGAAATAAAGCCCATCGGTGACGTTGGTAACTCCCGTGGTAAACGGCGCACCTGTCGCACAGAGTCCTGCAATGAACCCTGTAAGGGTAACATCACTTAACTGCATTCTCGCCAGATAAAACAATTTCTTAGATGAGTTTGCAGTAACAGGAGGATTATTACCCGTCAGTGGCAAGCTCACCGAAGCAACCGGCAACTGAATAGTTGCATGTGTGCTTGCGGAACCTGTAGTACTGAAAAGACCTAATCCACCATCACCTGGAGTATGTGCAGCAGAACCAGTACCAGTTAAAGTATAGAGTCCCGATGCACCCAGAGCATTGTCGAAATCATCAGAGAACTGATGGTAAAAGAACGGATTACCAAAACCCGACTGTGCCATTGGACCCCAAGGCGGATCTGTCGTAGCGCCCGACGGCGTACGTACCGGCGCGGCTGAACGAGGGGAAAGTGCCATATTATGTGCTCCTTAATGGATGTAAGTAGTTGGTTTAGGCCGGGGTATACATACGGTATTCGCCCCGGCCTCAACCTATTCCTTACGGTCCATTGCTCCCCAAGATACCACGCGGATCAGTATCACCCACGCTGAACCTCATATAGGTCGAGGCAAGGGCATTCTTCGTACCAAAATCATTATCCTGGTCGAAGATCGGCTTATCACGCCAGAACATCTGCATTCCATGCTTACAATTAGTCCTTACGAACCACGCATGGGGCAGAGTAAAGTAGTGATTGAGCTTAATGCCCTTAGGAAAGGCATTCGTCGCCTTAAGCACGTTTACGTCGTTATTCGAAGTACCCGGCTGCAACACACTCTTCAGAATACGATTCGCATTGAACCATTCCTGACGAGCAACATGCAGTGACTGGGGAAGGATCGAAACATACAGATTACGATCGGTCTGAAGACCCATCGCCTGGATGCAAATATCCTCCAACGAAGCTTCCATCAAATCCGCATCCGGAGAAAGACGGTTGCTGAAAGTACCTCCAGTAGTGTTCGGGTTCGCCGTCGAACAGAGCGACTGTCCGTTAGCATTCAAAAACACATTACCAGTAAACGCGTCATTATACACAGCTGCGCAGATATTCTCAATCGTCTGAGTGATCGAAAACGCATTTGCTTCTGCGCGGTTCATCGAGATTTTCTCATAGAGATTATCGCGAAGCTCTTCAAGCGTCACGATATATCCCAGAGAATACGCGATGTGCGTATAGGTCTGAACTGGACCCTGGGTCTCAGAGTCGTAAGTTACCTCACCACCTTCTGGTTTGATGTTAGCGAGACCAAAACCTGTTACCTGTACATCCTGCTCATAGGCCATCCCTGAGTCAAGTACATCGTAAAGGTCAGTATATTCAATGGGGTGTTCATCGTAAACCTGCCCCCACCATGCGTGCACCCCAGGCCATAGAGCTTTTGGGTGTGCACCAGTACTGATTATGCCGCCGACTGCCATTTACATATCTCCTTAGATCGACGCGTTGATGGCGCGGTAAGAATGGTTGTTGATGAGAACCCACCACTTCTGATAACCATGGGTAGTAGGACTAGTGACAAATACGTTATCAACACGCTGAGCGAGCTGAAGGATCTTCAGGTTCAGCGTGGCGGTAATCGCAGGAGTTGCCGAGTTAGTCATAACAGTCTGTGAAAGGACAGTCGACGGCGTTGCTGCCGTTGAGGCTGCTCCCAGCAGAATATTCGCGTTACGACCAATTACAGCTGCAGTCAGATTCGTACCTGTGCCATCTTCCTGGACTTCGTAAACGATATTCGGATCGTCCAGCACATAGGCATAATAGATCTGAGTCTTGGTGATTGGTGCGTAGATCAGATTCAGGTTATTGGGGTTGATCCAAGGACCTGAAGGATTAGTACCAATCGCCTGAATCACACCTACGGCCATTGCGCCGGCGGCAGTTAGTGAAACATAAGGAATACCGTTGGAAGCAACACCACCAGCGGAACCTCCCGATACCAAGCTAACTAAATCCCCCGGGAAATAGTTATACGTAGAATCTGATACCGGAATTGCATAGACCCTGCCCTTGCCCTGCCAGGTAGAACCACTGAGGGTTCCGACTGGAGATAGGCCTGCAGGCTTATTGACATTTGCAGTCATTTAAATCTCCATTGAAGTTAAGTTAAGTAGCCCGTTTGCCTATCTTTGCCTTGCGCGTTGGTCGATTGAACAACGCAGTTTTCACGTATGAAGTCGCATCTTTATCTTTAATCGAACCGTCTTTATCGAATACTTTGGCTTCGTCGCCAAAGATAGCTTGAAGGATGGTAGAGTTGCGCTTCTCGATAGCGCGCTGATCTTCCTCATAATACTCCATTTTGAGTTTCATGAGGTTAAGGCGAACAGGCTGCCCGGCGGCATTCTGTCCTGCGATAATACTAACATTGGTTCCAAGATCAGTGTTGCCACTCTGACTAGAGTCAGTGCCGATTCCATTTGGATTGAGGGCAACTTCCCCACGCTTCACAAATTCGTAATAAGCATCTACTGCCGCCGGCACATTATCATCCTTAAACCAATAAAGCCTCCACCCAGGCATTGGCGCAACCTGAAGTCGCTGCCTAATCTCCGACATTGGAACGCGAGGAGGTCTCTTAGTGAGAACTGCCTTCTGATTTAATGAAGGATTATTGTTTTCTAGAACATCACCCTGAGCCTTAGTTGCTGCGTCCTTAGCTGCGGCACCAACGCTATTCTGGGTGACTACTCCCATACCTTTTTCATTTGCCATTTGACTATACCTTTACTGATTCTGAATCTTAACACCCCAGTCGTCAGCAAAGTAATCTGCTGCATACCGGGCACGATAGGAAGCTAAATCTTTGTATTTAACTTCCCCACTTGCGTCCTTACGTCCAATAAAACGCTTAGACAACGAATCACACGTAGCTCGAGCTTCGGCAGGAAGATCATCCCATGATTTGCCGCCGCCTCCACCACCAGTTGAGCCTTCCATTCTCCCACCTTCGACTTTATTCGGAGCCTGACGACGGGTGTTGTCAGCCATTCCAAAACGCTTTTTAATATCCCGAGCGACCTTATCAAAGCGAGCCTCTGGGGTCATCGCTTTGCCTTCGTCGGTATTGTTGAGCTGACCCATTGCGGCGACAGCAGCACCGGCCATGACAGGATCAGTCTCGAACCAAGGATTTTCACTCAGGAATTTCTGCATTCGAGGATCACGAACGAGTTCCTGGCCATTGGTCGTCGGCGTACCTCTGGTTCCATCTACAGTAGACAACTTGGTTTGTTTAGCCGCACGAAGTTTCTCGTTAACATCTGCCAATTCATCCCTAAGTGCCAACTCAACCGCCGTTTCGCCTTCACCAACAGCAGCCACGATACGATTAGTAAGATCAGCTTTCTGTTCCTCTAAGGTTGTGGTGGCTTGAATAGTAGATTCCTGTTTAAGTTCATCGATGGCCTTGAGGGTAGCCGCCTGAATCCGACGGGTCTCCTCTAATTGTGAAGAGAGATTTCCCACCTTATCCTTAAGGTCTCGATTAGCCGCCTGCAAAAATGGAATAAATGATTCGCCTCGCTTTACCCACTGTTCAGCATCAATCCATTTTCCAGGATCACCTTTAAATTGTTCCTGGGGAGCCCATCCACTTTCACGAGCCTTCTCTTCATAATCAACAACAGGAGCATTTCCTGTGTTGTCCGTAGTTTCAGCAAACGATTTACGTTCTTCAGCCATGACTATCGACTCCCGCCCTGCGAGACAAACTTCTTAGTTTCTCCGACAGGTTTCTGAATAACCACATCATCTAGACTGCCTGTTTCAATCTGGCAAAAAATATCATTATCATTACAGATACGATATAATTCGCCGTCGGCTGTGCCCTTGACGATCGCCCCACAGAACTTACTAATTAGAACTTTATCTCCTGATTCAGCTCTACGTGGTTCATCGGGCCAACAACCTTCCGCTATCTGTATAACCGTAGCACGCATTTCGTGCATCAACTCCATTGCCATCACATGATCAGGAATAGCAATGATTCCCTTATCAAATTCGGGATGATAAGGTTTACACAAAATAGCTCGACCGACTGCCTTCAAACCTGATTTATTCTCCATCATTCATTACTCCTTCGTATCTATCGTAATCTAACTCTGTTAATTCTCTGAGTACTTTCATTTCAGCCAAGGCAGCATCATTAGCTCGGGCAGTTTCACGATCACTTTCTGCTTGAAAGTTACCATTTTCCCACTGTTCTCTAATGACTTGCCGGCATCTGTGGAGGTACCGCATTACCCCCCTGGTTGCTGGATGCTGAAGCCATTCCTCCAGCTCCTCCCTCACCAGAATCCTGTCCATCTTTACTTCCTTCCGCAGTTAGTGCCTGAATTCGATCGTTTATCTGTTTGCCGTACTCTTTATGTGCCTTAATGAGTCCGTCGAAGGCCTCGATCTGGGCTGCAGCGTTGATTGCATTGGTGTCGGCGGCAGCTTGCATAGCCTGAGCCTCCAACAATGCGATCTTGGCTGTATTAACCCGCTGAGTCTCCATGAGCTGGTTCGCCCACTTCATTTGCTCAGCCTTAACCTGCATTTGCTTACCTTGGAGCTTCAACATTTCTACACTCGCCTTCGGATTGGGTGCTTCATGACCAGGAGGAACCTTACCTGGGCCAGGATAGACTTGATCTATACCATCAACCTCGGCGGCATTTAGGAATCTATGTTCAACCTCAGCCATATCGTAACCAGGAACACTCATTGCTGACTGTTTGAGCATCAAAGCTTGCTGAATCGACATAGTTACAGACGTGAGACGCGGGTCAGCAACTGGCGCGACCTGATCAGGATTGCCAAGGTAATCTTCACGACGGATAAAGTCAGTTCCAGAGCCAAAATCCTCATGAGCGCGTAAGAATACTTTATTAAGTTCATACCGACGTTTAAATTCTGTCTTCATACAGCGCCAAACGCGCTTAAATATCATTCCATAGACCTGGAGACCGTTCTCAGTCATGCCCTGGAATGTACTCGCTGGAGTATTTTGTCCAGGATTCTCTCCAACAGTAGCATCAACTGTCCCTGCAACTCTATTAGCATACTCGATTAAGAGTCCAATGAGCTTAAACATGACCTCTGAGGGCTGTCTTTCAGGAAAAGGCACCAGGTTCTTTTTGAGATCGTCTCCAGTTGAATCAACTCGCTTCCATTCCCAAGGTGCCAGCGTATAAACTCCACCGCGGATTTTAGCGCCGCGGCCAAGGAATCCTCCAAGTGAGGACTGCATTGTTCCCTGGTCAATGATTTGATTAATTCCGCTGTTAACTGCTTCGTTAATCGGTCCAAGGAAGACTCCGAATCCGAGGTCATAGATACCTCCATCGGGAGAAGGAATAAAGGAATATTTAGTGAAGTATTCACTAGCCTTAATTCGTACGATTTTATTGTCTACTCGTTCGATGTCATCGTCAGATTCGATTCGAGAGACAATTCGAACGACCATTTTGCTTGATTCTTCAATCGTAATGGTATAAGGTTCTGCATAACCATCATGATCGAAGTCGAACCAGGTGTGCTGTTCGAGGAAATGGTAAGGAGTATATTCGTCGGTAGATGCCGGCGGCGCCGTACCTGAACGATTATCCGCGGCTGTATTTTGAGTTACAACCTTGGCTGATTGATTGAACCACGTTTCCTGTCTAACATCATGGAAAGTTCCTCTGGCCGCTCTTTCATAAACCTCGTTTCGGTAGAGGGGAATGCGATGTGTTTTACGGGCTGCGGATTCAATCGACGGAGCAAAATAATCTACCACCAAATCCTTAGCCATGACCATTTCACTGATCGGATAGCCTTTAGTAGCATTGTAATAGGTTTTAACAAAACAGGAACCTACAACAGCCAAATTGATAAATAAACGGTCATGCTGTTCCTCCCAGGATTCGTCCTGCTCGAGAACCTGCCAACTCATATGCTTACCAATTCGGTAAGCACGTTCTAGTGAAGGAAGGTCTGCCTTACCAATCGTTCGATAGCGAACTACATTAGTACCTTTAATGATATTCGTATAAGCCCTAGCTGAAAACTGAAGTGCGGCGATGGTAACTAGCGGAAAGACAACATTAGAGCATTGTGGCCAAGGGAAATTTTTGGGCTCTTGTATCTGTAAAGCTAGGTCCATCGCCGCATTCATGCGGAGCTCCCATTTATAACGGGACTGTTTATCCTTAGTATATCCTGTATATACTGCATTTCCAATAGTGGCAAGATCCTGTGCACTAAACTTTTTAGTCAAATTAGGACTATTAATAGTTTCTTCATCGAGAGTTAGTTTAGTGTCAATATTCAACATTTCAATAACCTGTTACTGGTGAGCGTCCCGAGCCTGAACGCATGGAATTAGACAAGCGAGTGAACTCTAACTCGTCTTCGTCGATTTCGTCGTCCTCTTCTACATTGGGCATTTTTTCCATTCCCAGGAATAATGTTGCTGTAGCGTCGAAGCGATCATCACTCATTGCTTCGGAGTCACCAGTGAATAGTAAACATTCATCCCGGTATTCGACAAACCAACTTGTCATGGTGTTAAATCTAACGCCGCCGGCTTTCATTCGTTTCTGAAAGGTCCGACCTCGAGATTTCTTATCTCGAATTGGAACTAATGGAGTAATGTTAATCCATGTGTCGCGGCGCTGCATCTCAGTAATCAACATCGGCTCGATGGCTTTCCAGATCTGTCCACTCTCCACAAAAAACATTTCAGGAGAATAACATTCCTGAACAAAGAAAAACTCTTCAATGATCTGAAGGGCATCCATTCGATCGCAACGACAATCCTGGATATGGACTAGGTTTTCCATATCCTTACCACCGATTACGAAGGCAGTTTTATTAGCAGAATCCTCTTTAGATATAGCAAAATCTACGCCGACGTAGACTTTCTTAAACTTGAGTTTGTCGTCATCTGACATTGGAATGAATTGTTCCATGCGCAGATATGATTCATCGTTATCACGAGGATCGTTTAAGTATTCCTGTGAATAACCGGCGGCATCGCCTTCGTTCATGAACTCCGCTCTGATTGAACGGAGACGAGCCTCAGGGAATTTCTCCGGCCAAAGGATTTTGCTAAAATCACTAAATCCTGCGTGGGCCTTATATAGTTTTGAGGCCCAAGATTTATTTCTAATCAAATGGGCCAAGAGTGAGTCAACGTGTAGTATAGTCCCATGTACTCTAATCCTACCTCCGTCTCGGAGTGACTGTTTAGCTGCGCGAAAGAACCATCGGCGAAACTTAGCACGACGGTCTTTATTCTCAACCTGTTCGTCGTCCTCAAGATCATCTCCGACAATAAGGCCAGGTCGCTTACCACGCCATTTTCTACCTCGGATCTTCTGCTCAGCCCCTCGGGCGAGTATCCGGAACTGATGCCCATCTATTGCCTCTACGATTATGTCAGTTTTTTGATCTTGAACGAATTCTTTGATTCCAAAGGCCTTGATTAGTTCTTCGTTTTCGCGTAATTCGTTGGCTATGTCGCCTAAGTGTTCAATAGCCATTTCTTCACTTGAGCCAATGAGGATTACGTAATCTTCGGCTCGGAGTAATACATTGGCAAGGATATAATCGTGGGTAAGACCCGTCGATTTTGCATGGTTGCGAGGCGCAGCTGTTGCAGCAGCAGCAACATCCGAGCAATATCTGCCCCAGCACTCCCGATGGAAATCTGGAGTGGGTTGAGGTTGGTCGTATTTGGGAGAGAGATATACTCCACTTAAAGCCTCCACATGTTCGGCTGTGATTTTCATATCAAGTCAGGAGCGACACTCAGGTAACCTGATAACTCAAGGGTTTGACCTGCACTTGTTACTACTGTATAAAGTAGTTCATAAACCGTACCTACAACTCCACCAGTTACATACTGTGCTGCAATCGAACCACTTACTCCAATCGGCCCCAACAACATCGCTCCGGGAGAAGGATCTGTTCCCGAATAAACACCAATGTTAGCTGAAGCACTAAGGATAGTTTCACCAACACCCAACTTGGATATAAAGTCCATTGGTATAAGTTTGGTCTCACCTAGTTTCTTGGGAGATAACACCACTCGGCCTCCTGAATCAATTACAGAGAATCCTGCAGGCGGCAGGGGTGGATTAAACGGCTTGGCTCCCGTTTGACTAATAATGTGTTGGGTTGACCAGTTTGGTTGACCCCAGGAATTGATAACACCAAAGGGATACTTAGAATTAGGTGCCGCCTTCGGCGGTACGAATATTGAAGCAAAAAATGATGCGATTGCCGAACCGCGCTGAGCTGGCCAAGATTCCTGAGGCCACAACTTAATCGGCATCTTCGGGACGTTTGTCCCAGGAATAATCTTAATTATATTCGGCAAGGCAGCAACAGGTGCTGCATGTTGGGACTTCCAATCTTCCTGCGGCCAAATAGCACGAATTGCCATTTGAGAGGAGATTGAGATATAAGGCATACTTGCCAACACACCAGCAAAGGTTTGTGCCGTGCGAGGATTAGACTGAGCCGGCCAGGCTTCCTGGGGCCACTGATAAACTTCCTTATGAGGAAGTGGGAAAGGAAGTGCATTAATTAATGGTGGGTAGAATCCTGCACCAGGAACTGCTGATTGTGCTCGCCAATCAGGTTCCAACCACGCCATTCTAATTACAGCAAAATCATCAACATTCGAAACAGGTAGGTAAATTGGCGGAACTTGAAGTTGAGCCAACCCACCTGCAATTGCACATTCGCTCTGCGCATACCACCATTCGGGCATCCACTGATAACGAATATTCATGAAAACTGCCGGATTCGGCAGTGGATAATTAGCCGGGGGATTTACTGGAGAAGCTAATCCTGCTGCAATTGTCGCACTCGACTGTGCAGGCCACTGTTCGCGTGGCCAGCTTTCATAGATAAGTATATCTACAGCAGTGAGTGTAAGAGAAGGTGTAAGTTGAATTGCAACAGGAGTAAACGAAGCATTATCAGAAAAGGTCTGAGCTGGCCAAGCTTCCATTGGCCATTGACTACGGATATTGCCTAATTGTGACTTATTAACAAAAGGAATCGGAAAAGGAGGACTTGCTAATGGGATAGCTAACCTTCCAGCCACATGCGCGCCACTCTGAGCTGGCCACGACTCGGCTAGCCAGCTAGAGCGGATGGACGCATTTTTAGCACCACTACCAATGGAAGGTAGAGGTAGCCCGGCTGCAGTACCCGGAGGGACGTGCGGTACTGCAGCTTGGGGCTGCGGTGCTGGAGGGTAGAACCAACCCACTTAACTAATCTCGATTAACCAAGCTCACGATAAACCATGCCGCCGTTCCAGTTACCCAGGGATCCTGGTGCTACTGGGAGGTGGAGGCCCATACCGCTGGCTCCGCCAGCATTAAGCATGAAAGTTTCAGGGGGAGTCGGCACCCAGAGCCAACCATTTACGACGCTGAATGCATCAGGATACAAAATAGTCTTGGAACCTGCACCTTCTGCAGAAGCGTTGACACCGGCTGTACCAGCGGCACCGGCAGCACCACCAGTGATCTGAGAGGCCGGATCAAGGAGTTTGGTCTTCGCAGGAGTCTGCGAAACGAGAGTTGGGAAAGCACTGACCTGAGTGTTGATCTGAACACGCTGCTGGGCAGTGTTGTTGGTGGATGACTGAGACGCCCACATACGCAGGAACTCAATCGTGCAGGTCGAACCTACGTTAACAAATACCAATGTAACCGCCTGGTTGGCCAGGGTAAGGTTAGCACCGGCGACAATATACTCACGCATCTGAATAATCCTCTAGTTAAATGAAACTTCTACCACTCCACCGCAACCATCCAGATGCGGTGAAAACTCTAATTTTACCATTTCGTCGCTCTATACGGGAGGCAATTGCTCCAGTAGGACGGGCGTTTCGGAGAACACTAAATGCGTATTCGCCGTGGGGACCGGCTTGCATGTCATGTCCAAGAGTCCAAATTGCACCTTCTTCGTCCTGAATAGTTAATGCAGGAGGAGAAGACACATATGATTCTGTGATGTGTAACTGCTCACCCTTTGGGAGCATATAATCTTCAACAATCAACCCCATATCTTGGCTCCTTCGCAAGTCTTTAACTCAGTGCCACAACCAACCGCCGGCGCACCCGGAAACTCAGCAGAAGAGAAGAAGGTCTGCGTGAGAGAAGAAGAAGAGCCGCCAGACGGCGGAAGAGAAGAAAAGAAGTTCAATGGCACACCTGGACGTTAATTCCGCCAATCACTAAGGGATTGACTGGAGGATTTATTGGGTTGCCACTTAGAGCGCCGATGACGGCTTGGGATCCTGCGGTGCCAGCATCAGTCCACGTAAAGGATGCCGCCGGCACCGATTCGGCACTGTAAATTTGATAACAGTGCATCACGCCCATTGCACTAACAGTATTGTTAAGCGGCGAACCTGTTAAGCTGGTGAAACCTGAACAAGCTAATCCAATATTTGCTGTACCAGGAGTACTGATTACTCCCACCGCAGCTAACAATATTCCGCTTGTAGTTGATAACGTATTACCTGAGGTAGCGTTTGCGCCTTGGGAGCTGCCACCATTAGCCGAGGCTATAATCGGGGCATCAACCGGGTTATTTGCTAATCCTGCTATCTCAACCACTGTCAATGAAGCATAGGTTAGATTAATGGCGTCGGCAGTGAAGTCAACTTTAATGGTAATCGAACCTGAAGTAGCAGGTTTTTCATACCACACACACGACTGTACGTTGCTAACTCCCCCGGCGTTGGTTCCTTTAGGAACACTTACAGCTAAAGGAACCTTTCCATTAGTTACGTCGCTGATGGTAGGAGGAGTGTGAATAACGCCGGCGGCAGCATTATAAAACGATCCCAAAATAGCTAATGTATTACCTGCTGTAACTCCAGGAATAGTTACCTGCACACTCTCATTACCATTAACTGTCGTTGAATTAACCGACTGAACTACTGTTAATGCCGGCGCTACGCCTGTGCCGGTAAACTGTGTTAGATAAGTGGTATTGAAATCATAAGCATCATATCCTCCGCCCGCAGCGAGAGAGGATTCTGTAGCAAACTGGGTAGAAGTATTACCTCCTGTGAATGTTAGTGAGGTGCCGTTTTGTTTAGCACTAAGTGTAATCGTTGTACCTGTATTAGCAATATCACACTCATAAACATCATTAGCGGCAATCGCTGCAGGTAAAGTTAATCCTGCACTAATGTTGGTACGAGTACCTGTTACGGTCATCCAGCATAATACTGCTAGGTTAGTACCTGTGACATACATACCGATCCAGCCGCCGGCATTAGCACCACTCATCACAGTTCCACCTACATAAATCATATCTCCACTATTATACGGACCTAAGGTTATCGTAGCCTGGAAGTTTAAATTATACTTAACATTATGCCCAAACGGCGCATGGTCTAAAATAGTTGGCCTAAAACCATTAGCATCACTCTTTAATGCCTCACTATTAAATACCACCAATCCCGTGGGGGTAAACGGATTCTGTACATTACCCGGAGCATTGACTGTATAGTCAGGCATTTACAGTGGCACCCAGCCAGTAGTACCTAAGGTAATCCCCTGAGCTGTTGCATACGCCGGCTGCAATTGACCTGTCGTCAGATTCAACACGGTTGCTCTATTAGCAAACGTACTAATAACATTCCCTCCGCCATCAATCACTGTCAATCCTGCAATAAACTGTGGCTGACTCGTATAATGATTCGAATCATTCAACAGTCCAAACTCATCACACAAAATATTACCCGTTTCTGTCATCACGCATCCAGTCACACCCTGACTCAACACGTAATGCCCCGACACTATCGTATTGCGATATTCCCATCCTGTCCATGACGTAGCCGTACCCAATCCGTAAACGTCTGCCGAAGGATAAGCTCCATTATTAGTAGGTGCCTGCGCTTGGAGGAAACTCCAACACGTTTCACAGTTACTCGACAAATCCCCTGATCCACCATCAGGTCCCATCGCCTGCACCACAGGTGCAGTTCCAAAGGTCTGTCCCGAAGCTGAGAACACATTTCTAATAGTACTAAATGAGTTGTGTCCTTTCGTAATCACTCCGTGCATGATATTGTTTGGAGTGTTGAATCCACTAATTGTGGTACCCTCAATTA